ATGATCTATATCGGCTTACCCCAGTGGTCACACCCGAAATGGCTGCGTCTGGGGATCACCAGCCTTGAAGAGTATGCCCGCCACTTCAACTGCGTGACGCGGGTATTTTAAAAATCACTAAAGAACGCCCAAGAGCATGTGTTTTCTTTAGTATATTCAACGCATTAAAAATTAACATCATGTGAAATTCGGCAAAGTTCATACGTGTTATAACGTCCCAATTATGCCCCAAAATGCCCCAAAGCAGACATTTTTGCCCCAAGTATGCCCCACAAGTCACGTCTTCAAGTCGTCTATATCCATAGCACACCGAGTTACATTCTTGCATCCGGCGTGTCGACAATACCTACTTTATTGAGTGTGCGAGAATTACCAGGAACCTTTCCACAATGTAGTAGTCTAATAGTCGAATCCATCTAACATTAAGAAGCGTTATGATCACTAGCCTCTCATTGATATCTTCTGTAATAGTCACTCTATGTATCATGGTGTTCGCTACCGTAAAGGTAGGGATTGGTTTGTCTAACAATCCAGACAGAAATGATAATTAACCTCAACCACGTAACCACACTTCATACTTCACTTAACAGTGATGTGCTCACATCACCGGGCAGTCATCAAGCTCCGCATTCCTGGCATCATTAATGATGTACGTGATCACCCCGAACACCGGGAGCGAAGTGCCGTATCCTTCCTTTTCGGCTGGTATCGCTTCCCTTCTCCCGTTCTCCAGGTTTATCAGGTGCGGCTTCGGGTGCGCCCGGTAACGCTTAATCCTGAATTCTCCATCCATCGCACATATCAGCAACGAACCATCGCATGGCGATAAGGATGAGTCGATAACCAGCAGCGCACCGTTCAGTATCCCTTCACGATAATATGAAGCCGCAGCCCGCATAAAATACGTTGCTGATGGATGACGAATAAACTGCTGGTCGAGGGAGATTCGTGTTTCAACATAATCTGCCGCAGGTGATGGGAATCCCATGTCAGTGCCCTCTCTTGAATGCCGGATAGAAATACAGTATAAATAGTGTATATCTATCCAGTAAAGAGGTAATGCGCAATGTTCGTGGAACTCGTTTATGACAAACGGAATTTTGATGGGCTGCCCGGTGCAAAAGACATCATTCTTGGCGAACTGAGTAAGAGAGTTCACCGGATTTTCCCGGATGCTGATGTCCGGGTAAAACCGATGATGACACTGCCGGCGATCAACACTGACGCCAGCAAGCATGAGAAAGAACAAATAAGCCGTACTGTTCAGGAAATGTTTGAAGAGGCTGATATGTGGCTGGCAAATGAATAATGTTCTGCAATCCTGCACAGCCTACGCAGGCGGGAGAGCGGGCCAGTTAACATTCTCAGGATCGGTTGTCACATCCACCGCCTTAACCTTGTTTTTGTAACCCATCCACGCCGACAGTTTAGCTTTATTGACGTCGCTTATTTCACCCAGCATCAGCTCTGTTCGCCAGTCGAGCATTACTTTATCGGCACTGGCCAGCAACTGACTACGCAGTTTTTCGGCGCTGGCTATCGCCGCATTTCGCTGCGCGTCAGCATCTGTAACCCACTTGCTGCCATCCCATTTATCATACTGAGTGGATGGAGCAACGGTTGTGTAACCTGAACGAATCTCCCCTATGTAATCAACGAACTCCGTGGTTCTGTCCATAGTTGAATAGACCGTAATGCCGCGATGGTCTGGCTGTTGCTCCCATCCAGTACCGTTGAATACAGCTACAAATCCCGACCGTTTCTCTCCCGGATTGATATCCGTTGAATACCCTGGCATGCTGACACCTGGATGAATAAATTCATCAGAGTGCCCGCAGTATTCTCCCGTGGCTGCATCATAGTAAAAGCAGACGACATTCCCCGGCTCAATAGCCAGTCCATTTTCATCAAAAACAGGTTTCATTATTTTGCCCTCACCAGACAGTTAAATGCTATTGAGCGTGGTGCGGTTTCACCGGCGCCACCGCTCTGCGTTTTTGTATATATTTTTGGCGTGGCCACATCATTTTCTACCGTGACCCAGGTAGAAGAGAAATTGTCCACGCCAACATTCATCCTGCCTGTTGGTAACACATGCGTATGCTCCTTGAGGCGTGAGTCCGCCCACCCCAGTAATGGCTGTGTCGGGTTCACGCCGCGCCCATCGTCAAAAATACGAATAAAATCCCCCCGCATATCAGGAATAAACAGACCCGGCCACATCAGCGCCAGTTTTGGATATTCGGCGGCAGAGAACGACGTATTATTGGTTTTCAGAAATACCATGTTTGACCATTCCGGCACGACCGTATTTGGCATTGCAGCCAATGACCAGTAAAACGGGATTCCAATAGGGGGAGCGCCTGCTCCCAAACCAAGGTTTGTGAGAGCCGTAGAAATCGCCGCTGCACCATCTGATTTGATATCGGCAAATGGGTTTGCACGGCTCAGTGTGAGTTTTTGAATGGCTTTTAAAACCTGAGTCATATCGTTAATGTCGAGCGCCAATCCTGCTGACTCTACGATATGCGCTAACTCTTCCTGCATGGCGTTAAACGCTGCTGCCCGCAGCCTCGTTGCGGCAATACCACCAGCAACACTTCCATCAGTATATTTGCCATCCTGCGTTGCAGTGGCTTCGACTTGCCCGATTCGGAGCATAGTTAATCCTCACTTAGTGTTAAGCGATAAAATCAGAGGGGGAAATATCAGTTATGAATAATTGAAAATGATGTTCAGATGGGATGGGGCAATTTTGTTGATTGAACACTCCAGTTGTTTATTGCCCCACGATGCGAGCGGATCTCCGCAGTAGGACGCGCCAGCAAGCGAATACTTGATCGTTGTTTGTGGCGCATTTATCCGCCAGGTAAATGGCCACTCGTCACCGTTAAGCGCATCACCGCATACTGACATGCCACTCATAGCGGGCCGGAACTGTGTGATAGTGATGGTATAACCAAGAGCTGCAGCCACCCGGATGTAATAATCGCGGTTCAGGCCGCCGGTGCTGATTAACTTTGCCACCACGGCGCGCTGGCGATCGCTGACGCCACCGGATTCACCAATCGCACAATCATCTGGTAACCCCAGAGAGCTTTCCCATTCTGACAACATTACCGTCGCTGTAGGGGGAAAAGCACCAGTAATCAGGCTTTGCGCATCGTTGTCAGAACGCTGAAACACGCTGCCCAGTGCCCGTAATACCGCAGCCTGTACCGTTTTTTGCGATCTGGGCCACGCCCTGCCCGTCGGCAGCAACGCGCCAAGCGCACCGGCATAATCATTTTTTGAAAAGAGGCTCATACAAAATTCACCCCGCCAAGCACCGGAATTTCGCCAACAGCAAAGGTGATATTGGCCATCGGAGAGTTAAGGATATAGCCCGTCGTGCCACTAACACCGCCGATACTCCCGTTAATATCAGAGAGGTAAACTTTCCCGGAACCATCAGGGTTAGCCTCATCAAAAAACAGCGCCGTCAGCGCGTCTTTTATACCCTGAACTGTGGTGCTGTCGGCATTTTTGATACCAGAGATTTCAATATTGATGACTTTCTTGATCGGGGAACATACGAAAACAATGGCAGTGTCTGTCTGCTGCGGATAGATGTGGTCGGCGACAGCGAGCTGGTCTCCGGTGGCTTTAACAGCCCCCCAGTCCTCAAGTTGGGATATTCCATCGGTACCGACCGGAAACCCACCATTGTCATTCCGATCACACATGATATACACGCCAACGGTCCCGGCCCCGTTCAGACGCCGCTTTACCCACGCGCGGGTGACGCCCGAAACCTCAAGCGCCCATTTTTTATAATCGGCGTCGCTTCCACCCTGAGGCGGATTCTGCCATGCCAGCAAGCCACGACTGCGAAAGTCCTCTTCCGTTTCAATATCGGCTCCGCCGGTCGCAGCGGACAGTAACGTTACCTGTGGATCCACGCCAGCAATATTCGCGTCCAGGGTCATTATGGTCCCGGCATCAGCGTTACCGCGCGCGCCTCCACCCGTTACATCACTGGTAATATCCGGCAGGATGGCCGTCACCGCGACGATACCAAATCCATCTGCCTGAATTTTAAGATCTGCATCCGTCCGGTACTGGTATCCGTCCCCGCGGTTAATGATCGAGCCAACAGGGATAATACTGTCAACACTGCCACTAGCCTGTACCGCAGGCGACTTCGCCGCTGCAGCTGGTTTTCTGAATACCTGCTTAAGGGCCATCCACCCGGCGAGATACTCATCGGTAGAGGTAAACGGGTTTGTCTGCAGGGCAATATAGTCAAGGTAGGCGTAATGCAGATGCCCCATCCCCGCATCCATGTCAGCCAGTACCTTCAGGTTCGCGAAGCGCAGGAGCGCACCAACATCCTCAAGCTCCGCCTGCATAAATTTCCGGTTTCCGTCGCGGAGTTCGCTCAGCGTCGGTCGTTTAAACGGCATATTAACGTTGCTCCCATATCCAGTAAAACCTGAATTCCTGCCAGTCCTTCCCCGGTGCCTGATAGCGGATAATGAGATTGAGCCGGTCAGGCAGGACGATCCTTGCAACAGGAATAACCTCGCTGACAACGCCATCAACCTTTAACCAGTTGAGCGCTTCACTCGAGTATTCCTCCGCTTTTTTTGCTACATCCGGGGTCAGTTTTTTCCGCCGTAGCAGCCAAAGCCGGGATCCCAGTTGGGATTCCTCCCCGGAATCCCCCCACCAGCCGCGGCGATCGCTATCCTCATAATCATCGTCAGCGCGCGCCAGCCTGTCGGTAAACAGGCTGTCCAGTATTGCAGTCTGTAAATCGTTCCCCGTGGTGAGTTCACCCAGCCCTTTCTGCCAGTCAGCAAACATCTCATCCACATTCCAGAATGAAGCGATGTCACTCATGTCACCTGATCCTCTGTTTTTTGGCTGCGGATATTGTCATTGCCACTCTGGGCATTTTTAACCACATGATCATGGTCATTATGTGCATCCCGCAGCTCTTTCAGTGTTCGGGTATTGGTTTCACAGTTATCAACAATGTCACCCGTGCACCTCAGGATCGGGGTATTTGCAAGAATCCCCTGGCTGGCATTGATGGTCACGTTAGTGGCGTTATTGACCTCAACATTCTGGCCCTTTGCATCCAGGAAGATCCCCTTCTCCGTCAGGAGAATATTAAGACCCCACTGGTTATACATGACCGTTTCGCCCGCTTTCAGGCCTGTATGACGGAACCCCTGATGGTTGGACGCAATTACCACCGCGCTGGAACGATCACCGCCAATAAAAGCCAGAACCACGTCAGTCCCTGACGGCAGGCCGGATGAAAAACCAAATTCAGCCATCCGCGGTGCGCTGGCCACCTCCAGCGGAGTCTGGTACTGGATTGACTGCACCACCCCACCATCTTTCATAGCCGTGATCCGGCCAATCCCCAGCATGCCGGCGATCCTAGTCGCTGCATGTTTAAATAGTTGCTTCATGTATTGAATCCCGCCAGGTTCTGGTAGAAGGCATATGGCTGAACGGCGAAAGCTTCCGGCGGCATCAGCGCTAGACGCGCATGTGTGCCGTTGTCGTCTCGCATATAAGTGACTTCAGCAATGAGTAATTCAGTATCAGGAAGTTGCAGTGTTGGAAGGTCAACCGGGATCAGAGTATTGGGCTCCCAAAGTTTCCCATCCCTGTCCCGCCAGGAGTCGATGGTTACAGATAATTGTTTTGAGCGGCCATATCGACGATTCATTTCCCAATCTATTGCACGCTGTGCCTGATGCGAGGCCATCAACGTACTTTCGATAATAGAAATATGCTTTCTATAACGCATTTTGGCAGCTTCAGGGTCCCTTGCCGTCGCCAGCGTTACCGCGTCATATGCTGTATCAGGTGAAAATCCGGCTATCGGTGATATTCCCATAGACACGCCAACATAGTCCGAGAACCGATCCGCCATTGACCTACGATAGTATGCCTGTTCAACATTTACGCCTTCTGCAATACCGCTTGCGGCCCGTCGTGTACCAACACGAGTCAGAAGCAAATTTCCATCAGGCTGGTCGTAATAGAGCAATGCTGACCAACGGGCCACCCTTTCAATAATTTCCTGTGGTGATTCACCCCAGTTAATTGTGAATTGAGGTACCTTAATCAAGTCATCGACATCAGTCGAAACCTGAATGTCATAGTACGATGCCAGGCGCTGAGCAATTTCAAGCGCATTACTGGCATTAATAACGTTATTGGGCCACTCCGCAGAACAATCCACAAGGTCCTGACATTTACTGCGCCCCGTGGCTCTTACTTCATGCCGAGAGCGTGATATCGCTGGTTCCCAGTCATCAACATATCCCGTCAGTGTCAGATCATCTCCGATACGAACTTCACAAGACATTCCCTCTTCAACGAGTTGACGATCTTCGTTGCCAGGGAAGTAATCCATTAGCCCAAGATCGAAATCAGAGGGAAAACGCTCAATACCCCGCGTTACCCGGACAGAATCCCACCCCTCGATGATTTTGCCGTCGACCGTCAAAGAAACAACATCCAGATCGCTGTCTGCATTCATTGCCTCAGTACCTTCATGGTTGTCGGCATAAACGCCGGATGCGGTACGCGCGCTTCCTGTACCAGTTCATCTGCACGGGTGACATCCTGGTATAATCGGTTTGCCAGCGTCAGCGCCGGAAGCGGCTGAGCGGTAGTAACCTGCAGAAGCTCGCTCAGACCAGAAGCACGCTCACTCATCGTAGAAAGGAATGCCGATCTGACGGCGAGAAGCGCGTTATACATATCATCGTCCGCGCGGTCTCCAGCCAGAACCAGCGCCGTATCAAGTTGCACAGAAACTCGTTGAGTTAACTCTTCTGCCTCGTCTGTACTGGCTGGTCTGGAGTCCGCAGCGGCACTGGTCATGGCACCAGTACATAGCACAACAATCAGCGTGTTCATGGTCGCCGAAATCGCTTTGCTGCTGTCGGACTGCTGGTACTCCGTGCTGATTGAATTAGCCAGTTTTTCCAGCGCTGTGATTCGGTCATTAACGCTGCCGGCGCTGTTAAGAATTGCGTTTACCACGTCGGCGACGCCCTGGACAAACTCATCAGGTGTGTTGGAGCTGCTAAGCTGGCTCGACCTGTCGGTAACATTTTTCCGGTCCATTACCGACTGGGCTGTTACCTTGTCAGCCAGTGCTCTCTCATCATCCACATCAGCAACTGACGATTTGCCAGCAACAGCAGAGGAACTACCGCCCACAGAGCCTTTACTGTAACGTCCGTACCGGGTATTCCCGAACGTGGAGTTCAGGACATTGCTGAGATTCGTGACCTGACTGATGGTGCTGTCAACCATGTTAGTCCAGAACGTGACCGTGCCTCTGATGGTGTTTATAGCCTGTGTGACACCGCGGATTTCACTCTTAACCCTGGCAATCGTGCTCAGCACAGCAGTGCTGACCAGTTTCAGATAGTTGGTTTTCACCGTGGCGCCTGCAACGGTACTGCCCGTGACAGCAAACACTTTAAGCCCTGATTCAATTGCCATCAGGGTAAATTCAAATACTCGCCCGTTCTCCATCGAACCGGAAATACGCAAACCATTCTCAGGGATGGAAACCGTTAATTCGCCCAGTGTCGGATGGACAAGCGTACCGCTACCTTTTTGTTCACAGGCTTCAATCAGTGACTGGCGCTGCGTGATAGCATCGCCGCCGCCGTAAACCTGGCTGTTCTGGATCAAGAAACCGCGAATAACAAATCGCCGTGTTGCCCGCCCGATATCCTCTATCCAGGCTGTATCACGGTAGGGATATTCATGTACCGCCTGGCGTCGGCCGTGGCTCCCTTCCTCAGCAACAATTGCAAATGGCACACCTCTGAATGAGCTGGGCCGTAACTGCCCCTGCCAGTCATCGCTGGTATCTCCCCCCAAAAGAGAAGTTATTGCGTCCTGGATAATTGACGGCATCACGCCTCCGGAAATAAAAAAACCGCCACCTGGCGGTTACCGTATATACAATGACAGTTGAAAATGATCAGTAAGACATGGGTAACGTTATTCTTCCGCCATCTTCGGCGCTGTATTCCCTTCGCCCTCCCTTCCCGTCGATCATGGTGATCTCAAGTTTCAATTTTTGCTCAGCCATCGCACTCATGAAGGAGCGCGTAATATTATCGGTAAGGGTCTTATCTGGTCCCGAACGCTGCAACTCTGGCTGAATGATTCCGTCTCCAGAGGATTGTTCGTTCACCGGACTGTCAGGGAAAGCATCACTTTTCCCTTGTTGTGTTCTGAGTATCGTGGGTTCTTGATCCACGCCGCGTGATCCAGAGATAATGTCATACCGCTGCTGGGCCAGCACATCCGGATTTCTCTTCCCTGACCACCGATCATCAGTAATGGCGGTCTGGATGGCGTTTAGCAGTTGTTCCTCAGTATAAGGTTGTGCGCCATTCTCATGTTTAATCATGGCTGCCATTATCGTTTTTAATGTTTCCGGATCGTGCAGATTTACTTGCTCTTTGGCTCCATATCCAGTGGCTTTTGAGACGGAGTCAATATATGCACGAGTATTATTCTCTGATTGCGGAGCATAGGTATGAATAATCCCATCCAGAGTATTATTCCCCCTGTCACCATACAACATCAGCTGTCTCGCCATTGCAGTTCTTCCGTCGGCATCATTCGCAAAAGTAGAAAATCCGCCATTTTTACCCGTTGCGTTTGCTGCAACCCTCAAATTACCGGGATTATTATTTCTGAAGCCAATTGCGTTATTCCTTGTTTCCCCGTAAGGAACATTGCCGCGTGCAACGTTGGATTGTGGCTGGCTGATAGCGGATAAGTCATTCTGCAATTGAATCGCAGAATCGGTCGCGCGGTAATTCGCATCGTACCGCTTTCTTACAGCATCAGTCATGAAACCCGCGTCAACCTGCCCACGTTCACTGCGGGGTAAGCTGTTATAAAGTTCCTTATCGTTCTGAATGCGCCGTAGTTTCTCAGCATCATTGCTGTTGATAAAACCGAGAGCATGAGACAGCCCAGTAAAATCACCATTAGTGAACAGATCGGTAACACCTTCAAGTCCGTCTTTGACTGAACCATCCGATAGAATGGTCTTAAGCGCCTTGTTTTTTGAACGTTGCCACAGCCCATCCCAGGAGGCGCTAAGTTCATTCATCGTTCCATTGATGTCGCTTAGTTCTTTATTAAGTTCAGGATCAATTGTTAGCCCAAACTCATCAGATTTAGCCAGCAGCGTTTTCATGCGCTCACCTTCACGCATTAACGCCAACATTTCTGGCGTCAGCCCAAGAGCATCCGCTACGGACTTTTGTTGCTCAGGCCGCAACGAAGGGAAGACACGAGCAATCTCCTGTAATGTTTTTAGCGTATCAACAGAACCATCATTATTTTTCTGTATCTGAACACCGATCTGTGCGAGCGCACCAAGTACCTGCCCATTCGCGCCACTGGCGGCTTCTTTCAGCGTTTTCGCCATACCATCGATAGAAGCATTGGCACTTTCACTATCAGCGCCAAGGATGCGCATCGCTCCAGCAAGACGGGAAAAATCGTCAACGCGCATTCCCGCATTTTTTGCCGAGACATCAAGATTATAGGCCTGACGGGATGCCTCCCGAAATCCATAAGCGACCTGTTTCAGTCCGTAGCCGGCAGCACCGGCTAACCCCAGCGCCCCCATCTTCCCCGTGAGCTCCCCCACCATTTTCAGTGGGGGAACCATGTCGCCAATAAACTGCACGTTATCCCGCGCGCTCTTCGACATATTCTCGAGGCGAGAAATAAAACCGCTCAGTCCGTCGGCTGCTTCCTGACCGCCTAACTTGAGCCCTTCTTTAGTTTTATCTAGCTTCGGCTCCAGGTCACGGACAGCCTCATTAATGCGGTCTATAGCCTCGCTAACCTGGTCGCTGGCCACCAGCTCAAAATCAAAAGAATTACTCATCGTCTTCAGGTTTCCTAAGCTTGTTTATCCGGGATGCCTGCGCCACCCACCATTTCAGCCGGGCGCGGGTCATTCCCCACGCCCTGTCCTCAGACCAGCGGAAATAGAAGGTGACGTCAGCGGCCATTTCCTGCCAGGTTGTCAGGGCTTCCAGGTCAAAAAACTGAGCAGATACTCCTCACACTTACGGAAGTCGAGAAAATCCATCGGCTGCAGTACGCTTTCACGCGTACCGGAAACCAGCGCAATAAGCAGGCGCATCGCCGCGAGCGACGTTGACGCAGCCTGTTTCTCATAAAACTGCTCAGCCTGGCTTAGCGTGGGTGCTTTCAGCTCCAGCTGCGTATAAGTGGTCTTCTCCGCAGCATCATCCAGCGCTACGGTTAATGGAATGGTTTTAACGCGTTCAATCTCAGCCATCTTAGTTCTCCGTTACGTCGCGGCCTTCCCAGCGAACATCAAATACTGCATCTTCGCTTTCCACTTCCTGGACGTTGACCGTCCAGAGTGAACGGCCAATGATAGTTTTCCCGTTAGCCAGCTCGGCGATCACGTTGACGTTCGTCTGCTGGTTAAAGCCCTGCACATTCGTTCCGCCACTGTCACGCAGTCGGGCAGAAATGTATGGCGCCACAGGTTTTTCCTTATATCCGTGCACACCATCCATCCCTGTCAGGGTGGTACGGTTTACGGTGGCAGCCTGGTATTTAAACGAGCCCTCCACCATTACCGTCACACCGTTAACAGTGACATAGGCGGTTCCCGCCAGGCGGTTAGTAGTATCACCTGCCATCGTTTAAGCTCCTGTTGATTCAGCCCGAGTGCGGAACTGATTGAGCAGCGCGAAAATGCGCAACTGGTTCATGAGGGTTCCCGGCCACAGCACATCGACGCGGTTCGGATTTTTGGCGTTCTGCTCGACGATGATATTTTTTGCGAATGCCTCCGCATCCTGCGCATAACCGTTCCATACCAGAGTCTGGTACTCGGCAATCTGATCGGCCTTGATAATGTTTGGCGTGACGATCGCCGCGCCAGGTGCAAATCGGGTTCCATCCGCAGCAAGCTTCATACGGCCAAACTTGCTGGTCACCGCTGTGCGCAGGTAGCGGGTCACAAACATCAGGCTGAACAGCGTCTCCACTTCCAGATAACTGTCATCTGCATCGCCATAGCTGTTTTTCTGGTAGGTGGTGATCAGGTTTTCAATGCGCACCGTGCCATCGTCATCGACCGTAAATGTCGAAATGCCGCTGTACAGCAGATTGTTACGCTCGGTCAGCTCAAAGCGATCCTGCAGTTCTGGCGCAAGCACCCCCTGAACAGCGAGCGACTGTAGCGGGCGGCCGGGGTCATTACGCAGACTCACCGCAGCTGCGCCGGTGTAAGCTGCAGACCATGCCCAGGAAGGGGACGGCGATTTATTTACGCCCAGCAGGGTCTCATGCTGGTTATTGCGCAGCTCACCTTTGGTACCGAGCTGGGCGTAAGTCCCGGTGGTGGTACCAAAGGAATGGCCATAAAGCTGCTTGTCCCATGCCCAGCGACCGCCAGTGTCTGACAGGAACTCCTTCATCACATTCAACGAGGTTGTATCGTCGTAAGGGTTGATGATGAAATCGAATGTTCGATCCTGCAGGTTTGCCAGCGCGCCGGTAATATCCGGAGCCCCGACTCCGTTAGACATAGCAGTAATCGTCAGTTCCAGGCCTGCAGGTGTGGACTCGCCTCCAGGTAAGCCGAGGAAGTTCAGGCGAATGTCGATCCCATTACCCGTAGCACCAAGATTCTTCGCGGTCAGGGTTACGGTATCCGTAGTCGCACTGGCGGTTACAGGTAGCGTGGTTTTTGCGTTAATCGCCGCGGCCAGAGAGGTGGCGATCGCTGCCACCGTATCTGTTGCTACAACGGTCAACTGAATGCGCTCACCAGCAATATAAAGGGAGATCACTCCGGTTGCCGTCGGTGCGCTGCTCACTTTAATGGTGCCGGTTGCAGCCACCATGGAATCGGAGTCTTCCTCCAGCGGCAGGATCCAGACTTCGGCTGCGGTATCATTTTTCTGATACGCCGCCATCATGGCCTGCAGAATTCCCCCTTTTCCTGTCAGCTCACCGACGGTATCCGAAGAGGAAACTCGCTGCGGAATACCAGGGAGGGTTGAGCCGGTACTGAGCATCCCACCGATAAGCAGGGTGCGCTGCGTGGCAGTGGCGTTATTCGCCATTGAGTTATCAAACTCAACGAAGAAAAGCCCTACCCGCAGGTTATCGGGAACACGAGCGAAAGGTACGGTCATTCATTTTCTCCCGCTTTTTTAGGTAATGATTGTTTCTCTGGCGCGCCCTCATCCTTTTTAGAGAGGATCACGTCCCCATCGCTCAGACGGCGACGCCAGAAAATATTGTCAGGTACTTCAGCACCCTCTTTAGGCAATGGGATGCCCTTGACGGGGCAGCGAACGCTGAGCCCGTTGTTCGGCTTAACAAACATGGATTACTCCTGAAGATTGAGGCTGATACCCGGTTTAACTGTGCCGTCTGGCATGTCGACCGCAATATCCATGCCCTCAAGGGGAACCGACTGGACAGGATAAAAATCTTCCGGCCCCTGGTAATGCTCTATGTCGATCTCGAAAAGAAGCTGCCCCATATGGGCCTCTCCTTCTGAATCAACATTGATGGTTGAACGAACTTCCGCGTATTTCTGAATATTCCGCGTCAGTTCGTAGCTGTTGATCACCGCGCGCTCCACCTGCTCGCGAAGGCTTTCAAGCGCCAGCTCTGCCCGCATGGCTCCATCATCCACTGTATCGCCGTCATACTCCTGAACGCGCCCAGTGATCCTGACAGTGGTGAGGGTGGTAAAAGCAGGGGTATTACGCCCCTGTGATTTTTTCTGTTCAAAAGGCGTCTGAACCAACAACACAGGATACATATCTGGTGAAGTTGACCAGTCGCGTGGAGAGAATACGCGGTCGCCCGCGCTGGTTGTCCCGGTTAGTGCAGTGACAACCATTTGCCGTATCGCTGCTGAATTCATCGCGGTTTTACCACATTGAGGACAAGACGAGATCCGCCATGACTGTCGGGTTCGACGTTTGACACAACAAATAACTGATTGATGATGTGACCACCGACCGTCTTTATAAATACCCGGTCAGATACAGCAGGTTGCGATTTACCCAGCTTGCGAAATTCAGCATCGCGCACACCCAACATCGGGCTGGAGGTGTTAATTTCTGAATCGCCATCAAGGTTTTCAGCAACCTGCGCATAACCACGGTCAAAAATCCCGTTAATTGTAAAAGGAGTACCGTTACGTGGACGGTACTCGTGCTCATCGCCAAAGACATCATGCAGCGGACTCAGAAGATGAGAATCCCAGTCCACGCCCATGTCATTACCCTGTCGTAACTGAAACTGATGGCTGAGAAGCAAGAACTCGCTTACGAAGCACATCAACATCAGCAATAACGCCGGACTGCAGAAGACGCTCAGCATCTTTGCCGGTTACAGGGATGCGCATATTTTCGCGGTACATCTCCCCGTCATGACGAATGCAATTCCCTTTCAACACCACATACTCCTGCGATTCAGTGTCTCCGGATTTTTCGTCACCACCATCGTCATCAACAGACAATTCGGCATCATCTGTTTTGCTCAAAGGCTGTTTTTCCTGGGTGTTATCGCCAGCATTCAGGTCGTCAACGCTCAGGCCGTCTTTGGCAGATCCTTCTGCATTCAGATCATCAGCCAGCCCGGTATTAGGTTGTTTTGCCATATCAGACCACCGTTGCGCAGAGGGATGCATTTACCCGGCTCGGAATAACCAGCGGGGAGGATTGCATCAGGATAAGACGCTGGGCTGGATCTTCTTTCACCCAGGATTTTGGCGCATAAGCCAGCGGACCGTAGTTGAAAGCCGGGTCCAGGATAACGCCAAAGGCGCGGGTACCCATCAGATCGGCACCACTCATAATGACAGCGCCATCGGGGATCATAGGCTTCTCGACGTTATCCAGCGGGTCAATAAACCAGTCGTTATATAACCAGAGGTCAAAGTTACCCCAGCGCCCTTTATAAATTGCGCCCTTCATTACCTGTGGGCCGGCGTTAATCTGGTTACCAAACGGGCTCAGCGCCGGGAATGTAATGGCGTTATCCTTGATGGTGGTATCCAGTCGGAATGCACGCCATGACTTATTCGTAAAGACCAGATCCGTGGCGACAGAGCCGGACTCTTTCAGGAAAGTAGTCTGCCAGATTTCAATGTCATCTGATGGCTGGGTATTGGTAGCGCCAGCTGCAACGGTCAGTGGCCATTTATCCGAGCCGCTAAGAGTGATGGTCAGATCCGAAGCACGCCCGAAATCCACCACCTGAGTTTCATAGCCCTCCCCGGCGACGGTTACGGTCCCGGACACCAGCGCACTCGCCGCCATCCATTCCAGACGACGGTTGATCATGTCAATCTGGTCAGTCATTTCAAACTGAAGGTTCAGCATTTCGCGCTCGGCAGCGGTATATTCCCCGCCAATACGCTCACCAATCTGGCGGCGGATAGGTTTGCGCAGGTCCGGCGCGCGCTTATCTTTGATGTATGCCGGTTTGAAGGTATTGGTCTGGTATTTACGGGATTCGACCAGCTTACCTTCCACCAGCGGGGAGACGAACGGCGCCATACGACGCAGGCCGACATCAACATCAATCGCCACTTCTTCAGTCTCGTAAGTCACGACATTCGGGAAGAAGCGATCGAGCAGCCAGTTCTGACTGGTTTTCAGGTTAGGAACAACCTGCACCAGCACGCTGGTATCAAAAATATTTTCCATATTCAGTCTCTTGATAGTGCCAGCCGCAGCTGGCAAAAAATTTAAACGAGCCAGCCCCTGCCGGTTAAAGCATTCGTCAGGAGAGCCGTGGGGGAAATCAGGAGGTGGTTACAGGTGCCTGGTCACTGTCTTTCAGGAAGATAGCCAGCGGTCGGAGCGCTTTTTTCAGGTCAGCGGTCGTCCAGGAGTTATCAAAAATAATTCGGTGCTGGTTGAATTCCCCCATCAGATACAGGCCGCCGTTCTGATCGGAAGACGATGCATCAACATCATCAACCAGAATAGCAACGGGTAACTGACTGCCATCTTCAGCCGTTTTCACACATTGCGTGTATTTCCCGCTGGCAGCCACCAGGCCCAGGACAGTACCACGCTTAAAGGCACCGCCCGTAATGATCCCGGTGTCAGTCACCAGCTGGAGCGTGCCAGCGACAAGCTGATCCGGAACAAACAGCGCGCTCTTCATGCCAGGCGCAAACGCATTCTGACCAAACTGATCCATTATTTCTCTCCTCTTGTGGAGTTGTAGAGGACGGTCATTTTACTTACCAGCGCAGACTTTCCGGTCTCTTTCTGTCCGCTATCCGGATTAAGCCGGACCTGGTGGCTTTCCTGCATACGCTGATCGAGAGAGCGTTTACGGGATGGCTGAGATGCGGCTGCGGCCGGAGCCGAAGAGGCTAGGACATTAATTGCTGCCGCAGAACTCATCCCGGTATTGAAAGCCAGTGACGCGGCCAGTGAAGGATTCGCAGCTGCATGCTTACTGCCGAAAATACGGGCGCAGCGTTTACGCTCAGCAGCGCGTGCATTTTTTACCGCCTTACTCTCTTTGCGATCGTCGTCGCCGTCGTCTTCAGAATCATCATCTTCTGACGCATCCGGATCATCGCCGTCATCTTCAGCATCATCGTCGCGTTCGTCTTCTTCCGCGTCGTCGTCGCGCTCATCATCATCGGCATCATCTTCGCGCTCGTCCTCTTCCGCGCGACGGGCTTTCGCTTTTTTGGCTTTTTTATCCTCTTCTTCCTCAGAAGCGGAAGGGCCAAGACCAATGAGGTGAGCAAAACTAAACGTCTTTTTCTTTGCCATTTCAGGCTCCTGTTTTTTCAAGTAAGTTTTTGAACGCAGCGTCAGGAGGACACACCTCATCAGCCAGTCCAATTTCAACGCCATCAGCAGCCATAAAACAGGCGGCCTGGGTACTTTTTATAACCTTTGCGCTAATCCCCCGGTTTCTGGCAACAGTGTTCACAAACAATTCGCCCATGGTGTTAATGTCCTGCTGGATGGCGGCCAGCGCTTCATCTGACAACTCTCTCAGCGGCGAACCTTCAGCCTTGCGGGATCCATAGGTGATGATCGTAACTTTAAGACCGTCATCTTTAATCCGCTGCGTCCAGTCAAGGTGCATGGTGATCACACCCACAGAACCCACTCCGCCGGTGCGCGGAACAGAAATCCGGTCCGCTGCACTGGCAATGGCATACGCAGCGGAATAAGCGCTTTCCGTCAGAATGGCATGGATAGGCTTTTTCCCCCGGGAGCCGTAAATGACATCAACCAGATCGAAGCATCCAGCGACCTCGCCGCCGGGTGAGTCGATATCCAGGCAAATGCCCGAAATGTCGGGATCTTCCATCGCAGTAAGAAACGCCTGACGAATGCCGTCATACCCTGTCATTCCACTGTACGGACGCAGACTGCCCAGTTTTTGCACCAGCGTTCCGCATATCGGGATGACGGCGACACCCAGCACATTGTCATAACCCGGATCACTACGGGATTCACGTCCCCGGTTATCGTCATATCCGTACCAGTCATCCTCCATGGCAAGAGAAGATTCGATTTTACTGATACCAAATCGGTCCATTACGGATGCCATGATGACTTCGGCTTTACTCGGGTGCAGCGCCAGCGGGGTGTTAAATAATCGCTGGGCCAGATGGGGTAGATTCACTTTTCCTCCGGATCGGTAATGGTCTGGCTCGCAAACTGGTCAGCCTGTGCCCAGCTCGGAAGCGGTAATCCGCGTTTAAGACATGACTCAATTTCTCTCTGGCGCTGATCAAGCACTTCTTCCCAGTCTTCACCGACGTTTTCACCCACCTCAATCTCGAGGGAGGAAAGTCCGGCATCCAGACCAAGAATGGCGCCTTTTTTCTCTGCAACCGGATCCACCCAGCCGCGCCCTGGCCCCATCCAGCGCGCGCGAGAATACGCGGCTCTGGCGTCAACAAAATCAGGTGCGCCTGCGGGCAGGGGTAAATCCTCATTGTCGTGAACTTCTTCAACAAAGGCGGTGAGAATGGGCTGAGCGAAGCCGGTAGAAAAATCGTCCCGGCGGCGAGTCAGTGTTTTCCATGCCTCCAGCAACGAGGAGCGTGCAGAACTGTAGTTAACGTCAGACCAGTCCTGGGTGACCTGCTGTGGGGACAACCCTGTTCCTGAAGAAAAATTACGGAGAACAGCAGATTCGAAGACTTCAAAATTGCTGTAGGGCCGCGCCGCGTTAACCGTCGTGATTTTCTCACCAGGATAAAGAATGGGCATTCGGGCACCATTCTGAAGTGTCAGACGCCGATCGTTATGGAACTCAACACGCCCGTCCTGATAAGTGCCTAACTCCGACTCGTCATAGGTCTCGCCCAGGGCAGACTGAACCATCGCAGGGTCATAGGGTGACTCAATGTAAGCGGCAAATATGGCATTAAGAATTGCTGCCTCAAGCTCACTCTGGTCATACTTCACCAGCATTTTCAGACGCTGAATAACCGGAGTCAGGATGCCGTTACCGCGGTGCTGCGCGCCACGCTCATGATCAAAATCGTGAACCACATGCGGGCGGCCCCAGTCAGTTTCACGCGGGATACGCTGCCACGTCATGGTTTTAGCCCCGCTCCACCAGTCACCGATATGGGCCTCCCTGATGTGGTAAGCAACCGGCGCACCGTCCGCATCAATTTCAACGCCACCACGGACATTTGGCATATCGAAATTCTGCTGAGGATTACTGAGGCGGTCAGGATCGACAATCTGTACCGTGGTGGCGTAACGCCCTCTTCCGGGACCAAGCCTGTCAGTTCTGTACTGGAGAATGGCCAGAGCATCCCCGTCAATAAGCTTGTGACGAAATCCCAGGCGTAACATCTGCGACACGGTGAGTTTTCGTTCAACATCACAATACCGGCCAGGATCGTTACTCCAGGTCCGCCAGTGCCCGTCCAGTGCTTTTCCGTACTCTTCCGCCCAGGACGCATCAAACGCCTTGTTTCCGGTGATCATTCTGAGAACACGGTAATCGGGTTTCATGATGGGGCGGAAGTTGGCACCAACCGCATTATCCAGCAGACGTGTGACCGCACCGTTTGCCCAGCCGTCATTACGGACCAGATCGCGTGCGCGGGACACGATGCGATCCCGGTAAATGTTAATTTCATTGTCCGGGGACCACAGCGCGGGTTGCCAGTTCGCCAGTTGATCGCTGAAAGAGTCAGCTGCGTCATAAGGTACGCGGCTCCCCCCCACCAGCATAGAGGGACGCTGCTGTCGCAACGGCTGCCCATCAGAGCCCAGTATCTGTACTTTATTCATCAGAATCTAAACCTCGCTGGTTTCCGGGGACGAGAGATAATCCCCAGTTGCGCCTGCAGAAGTTGAATCAGGGCCAGCAGATCAGCCAGGGTGCTTTGCTGATAGGACACTGATCGCGTCCCGTCTCCCTGCGTATAGGAAAACGAAACACCGTGGCTCCCGGTTGCTAAATCAATGTACGCCTGCTGAGCTTTCGCAAGCGCATCCCTGAGCTGATCGTTAGTCATTGCGCCGGCAAGCAGGCTGGTGTTCCGGTTGAACATGATTTTCCTTATTTCGGCAGGAGTTGCGATATTCGCTTACGTTTGACCGGCGCTGGTTCTTCAATAACCGCACCCGGCAGCTCGTAATTGATTTTTTCTTCCTGTCCAACTGGCGCTGGCAGGAACTTATCCGGATCGGCTTCGAGGTTGGCGGCCCGGACGTTGAGTTTTAACCCCATATGTTTGAGACCGCACAGCGCGGCATAGCTGTAAACGAGGCAGTCAAGCGCTTCGTTAGCTCGTCCTGGTATTGCTTCCCAGATACTGTACCGCTGCCCGGAAATGACTTTGTAAACCAGTCGCTCCGCCAGCAGCTGATTGAAGTACCCGAGATCGCGATCGTCAGGAAAATGCATATAACCCGCAGCGGCGGCGCCAGGTTTGGGTGGCTCAAGATGCAGGCGACCGCGTATCACGTCTTTCGCTGAGTTAACCCCCAGAATGACAGGGCGGAAACTGGCTTTGCTTTTCGATGATGGTCGTTTGGTCGGCCAGACAGGATTGCGTTTGCCTCCCTGTGCAGACTCCCCCTTAATTGCCCAGACACGACGGCCAAGACGCTCTTTGGCGAATTCGTATACCTTCTGCGTATGGTGGCCGCCGGAGTCCATGCACGTTGCCATGATATTCAGGCCGCGCCCGTCACCACGTCGCCAGATCTGTTTCAGGTATGCATCCAGTCGCTTCCAGGGTTCTTCCGTCTCAAGGTCACCATAAATAACGTCATGCGCGACCGACCACGATTCTTCATCTCTCCCCCAGCCGGTGATCGTAATTTCGAAGCGATCGTCCTGGGTATCAACTCCAGCTGTTAACAATGCCACCCCGTCCGGAACGAGGGCCGGAAATATTTCCCGGCGCGCCAGCAGAACATCAACAGGGAGCTGTTTCCCATGATTAGGTCGGTGCGGAAGCCCCATCTGGGTATTCCACCACGCCTGTTCCTTATCCGGATCGCCCTTCGCATCGATATATTTTTTCGCAATATCCGACGGCTTATCTTTTTGCCAGGGGCTGAAAAGCTTGGATGCCTGGTACCCCACGTGGTGGTTATCGACTGCCTCCTTTCCACAGGAGGGGCAGATTGCGCGATAGACCGCATGCCGTTCCGACTCTGACCATTGCCAGACCTTTTCAACGCTGCCCTCGTCTGCCGCCCGCCAAACAAGGTCATAATCCATCAGCGGTGAGTGCCGCTCCCCGCAGCACTCAAATGGGCGCGTCTGATGCCATCGAATAGTTTGCAGAGCTCTGAGGCGCTGTCCTTCGGACCAGCCACTACCACAGCATTCGCAATAGAGCATCGCCGATTTAGTCAGGTGTTTATCTCCCTCTTTCGGCCACTGAACGTGTTTGAAAAAGTCGGGGAACTGGCGGTGGCCACAGTGCGGGCAAACCACAGATGCCCGGCGCTGATCGGAGTCGGCGTAGCTGTCAGCAATGCGGCTCTCATCCTCCACCGTCGGCGAACAGGCGCGTACAGACAGCCAGGTCAGGCCAAATGTCGCTGTACGCTCTTCGGCCAGCGCAATTGGATCGCCTTCGCGGGTTATCGGGTACTTGTCCACTTCATCCGCCAGCAGGACACGAATCGGACGACGCGCAAGGTTATCAGGGCTACCAGCACCCGCCAGCGCCAGAAATCCGCCAGTGAACGCCTTGTAAAGAATGGTTTCTTTCGAGCTTTTCTGTTTCGAATCACCGATGATTTTACGCAGTACCGGCGTCACCCTTACCAGCGGGCTAATACGCTCTTTCGAAAACTGTTCAGCGGCTTCTTCTTTCGGCTGCAGCAGCAGTATCGGACAAGGATCGAGGTGGGCAAAATAGCCAAAAAGGTTTTCCAGCAGTGCTGTCTTCATCAACTGGGTACAGCACATTACAGTGATGATATGAACCCCGGACTCCGTCGCGGCAAGCATCGGTCCGCGGGCAATTTCTACCGTCGATGTTTCCCAGTTTCCCGAAGTGCTCCCAGCCTCTTTTGCCAGCTTACGATAGTCATCTGCCCACTGCGGCACACTGATACGCGGCGGGGGTGTCCAGCCTTTGCGGACGCTTAATTCAAGACGCTCAATCTTCTGCCGGGTTAAACTCTGGCTCTCCGAGGACTGAGATGTGTTTGTGGACATGTTCAATCAGCACCTCTGTCATCCTGTCCGCCGGTACATCCAGATCAGCAGCCATTAGCGGCGCCACCCTGGACGGCCAGTTAAGCCAGGCATCACGCTGTTGGCGAAAGGCGTTGAATAAAACCTCCTCGGCTGCTGTCAGCTCAATAAGCTGGCCGCTGTCTTTTTCATACTGCAGCTTTGCCTGCAGGGCCATGTAATTCTCGCGGATACGTCCCGCTTCCTCTCTCGAAAGATCTGCCCCTTCAGTGAGCATTATCTGGCGGACAGTTTTATTGATTTCATCACCGTCATCATCGTTATCGCTAACGACGGGAGTTTTCTTTTTCTTCGCGTTCGAGGCGCGCGGGTCTTTGCCATCGCGGTTTTTCTTCAATGCCGCATCGCTGGCCTCTACGTCAATCAGGTCTCCGTCCATCACAATGAAGCGCCCGGCTTTAATCCACCGACCAATTGTTTTGCGATCCACACCTGAATGTTGTGCGTACTGACTCTGGTTCATCGTGGTCATGGGACATCACCTGGGACATTTTCTGGGGTGGGACATTCGCCTGGGACATTTTTGCCATGTCCCACCAGAATGTCCCACTGGAATAAACTGGAATAGCCAGAGCTGGCGAGGTGTCCGTAATGATCGCCAGAGGTGGGACATGGGACACAAATCTGAAAGTTGTAGCTAGGAAAACACCGCGGCGCGCAATGCCCGTGCCTTACAAAAGTCTCAGGAAGGACCCATTTTTTTAATGGCTTCGACCATTCGCTCCGACTATGATTATTCCTATTCAATACAAGGAGAATGTAATGGGTAACAATATAATCAAAATAACTTTCGTAGCCGCAGTGCTGGCATCACCAATTGCTCATGCCCAGTGGGTAACTAATACTGAAGATGACCTTTTCTCTGGTGGTAAGAAAGCAATGATGCTTGGCGAGGTTTCATCCGACAATGGCGCCATTGTGTTTGACTGCACTAAAGAAAAGCTATCGGCGGCATACGTTGAAATGGATAAAAGCACCGAATCACTATCAGAGGTACCAATGGACCTGATAATGAAGGTCGACGGGAATACCGCAGTGAAGCTCGATGCTACCCTTTCAAGACGTAATGTTCAGAGCCTCCAGATTCAATCGGATGACACGGACCAACTGAAAACAGTGCTTAAGCAGCTTCAGGGGGCGAAATCCAAAGTGTTAGTTGGTGTGCAAACAAAGGATGGCGGAAACCAGCATTCCATGTCAGCCAATGTTTCTGGATCGACAACTGCAGTAAACAGCTTCATAAAAGCTTGCGAAATTAACTTATAAGTTACTGCTTTTATTTTGCCGTCCTGATGGCTTCTGCTATCGCCTGATTTAAAGCAGACGGTAGCAGTGCGTTCGCCATGGTACGGGCCCTATCCATATACCCCAGCACTGGAGTCACAGGTAGCGCATCACCAAACCGGATCAAAAGCTTTGGAGAACGCTGTTTGCGTTTCGGTCTTCGCGTCCCGTTAGCGGAACGTTTGGCCCGTCGCTTCTTAGCTTTCATCGGCTTCTTACGCTGCCAGACAGCGTTAACGCCATCAACCTCACCTACGAATACATTTTCCTTTGCTTTAAGCTGTGAGAGCTTATTACGCGGCATGTTGCCGTATTTGTTTAGCTTAACGTTCTTGGGATTTAATAGAGCCTGGCTATTGAGCTTGTGCTCTCCGCCAAACTCGAATGGTTCCAGATAACCAGCAGCGGTATCACGGACAAAAACCTTTGCGGTCAGATTGTTCTTTCTTGCCGCCACCGAACCAACTGATTTAACGGTAAACGGCGTGGGGCTCTCCAGATGTCGTTCGAATGCCGTCTTCTGAGCCAACTCAATCTGGCGTACAACTTTTGTCATCGCCTGAGCTGTGGCAAACGGGATTTGCTTTTGCAGTTGCTTTAACTGGTTTGATAAATCCTTCAGTGTTGCCATATCAGTCACCTGTATTTACTGCCTATTCTTCAGCATTATCGATTACAGTTACTGTCTGAATATCAGGATGTTACTTATCGTTGAGTCTGGGTAAGGTAATGGCTCAGCCCGTCAGCGGTGGGACGTTGGCGTACCAGCCTTGAGAGGAGTGCTGATTGCCTCTTGATAAGGAGACTTATGCAATTTCTTCACAAACGAATGCACCTGAATGCAGGTGATGTCGTTGTTGTTGACTGCTCGCACCAGTGCAACATCCTTCTCACTACCGACAGTAACTTCAATAGTTATAAAAATAACCGGGGTTTTCATCATCATGGTGGTGGTGGTTTCTTCGAGAGACTTCCGACCCGGTTGGTTGCGCCTCAGCCTGCAGGGCCAAGAGATATCTCAGATGAGATTAGGGACATGCTTCATTAATTATTTTAGTAATATCTGCGGCTAACTTATTCAGCCAACCTGAATTAATCCGAATGCCAGCCATCACATTTGCAGATGTGGTGGCTTTTTTATTTCGCTTATGTCTTTTCATTTTTTCCCTTTTTTGTATCGCCCCTTTCAGGCCGGCCTTCGGTGTGCGCGGTGGCATATTCACTCCGATAAAAATATTGAGCATTATCGCAGGCACTCAGTAATTCCTGCTGTAATACCCGTCGTGATGACCATTAAAAAAGCCACTCGAAAGTGGCCTTTGTGATGGCAATAAAAAACCGCCCGTAGGCGGTTATATTCAGCAGGTCGCATGTTATCTGTGAATGACAAACAGCGATTTACATTTAGGGCAAAGTAACGCCTGTTGTTGGCGTACTTTCGTGGTCGAGTGTGTGGATTTATGTCCGCATATCGGGCACATGACAGTCGTATTGGCTGCAAGCCCAACACGCTGCATTGCATAATCGAAAAATGACATGGTGGTTAACCTTTCAATGAATGGGGCTTATTATACCATGCATAGCTCAATTATTAATCAATCATCATCGCATGCTTGATGCCATTTAACTTTGTCGCAGGCACTCAGTGAATGTCTGCTGTAATGCCTGCTCAGCCAAGTTGAAGCACACCGTGTTCTTTTGAATCAGAGAATGCAACAAACCCAGTGTATTCGGGGATAGTGTTCCGTCATCAGCATCAAATGCTGAAATGGTTGCGTGAAGAATCAAAAATGCTCCAAATCCCGCGCCGCTGCTGCCCCTCGATGGTCAGAATCGTCAAGGAGGACCCGTTAAAAGGTAAGCAGAAAATCTGTGGTTAGAAGTGAAGGCTTTGACAACGTTCTAAATTTTATGACAGAAATAAAAAAGCATTACCTTTCAAGATAATGCTTTTTCACTCGAACTGAGTCTTATAACAATTAGATTAATGTGATTTTAATATCATAGCTTTCAAGCCCAGTCATTTTTTCACGAGCATTAAACTGGATATCGGAAACTTCTTTTCCTGTCTTTTTTTTGAGTTCAATAATTTTTTTTGTGATGAATTCAGAAATATCCGCTTCAGTTTTTCTTTTTAAATCTTCGACGTTCATTGTTTACCTCTCTTGATCTCTAACGTATCAACGCCAGGCATGTTACATTCCCCGTAGAGCACTTGTATAAGCGCTGATATGTTTAAAAGATAGAATAGAAAGACTCAATTATCAATAGTTTGCAGTACAATCTTCATGCAAAAGAGCTCGCGACCACACAAACCACTGTACTAAAATCCGGGTCGGTCACGAAACAACCAGATCTCATTTCAAAAGCTTCGAGGCTGCCTCGAGGATCTCTTCTGAACTGACATCACGATCAGAGGCTACATAAACTATTTTATGGTCTCCTGTCAGAGATGGAAATCCCGCTGACATCACGGGTAGGTGTGCTTTTTCCCCATTGGGAAACTCACGCATTATCGTAGTAATACCTTTCATTACGGTTACAACAACTGCTGGTTCTGCATTAAAAAAAACGATGACTTTTTTCATAATTTTACCGTGATGTCTCTTACAGAGATTGTCGGTTCAGCATACAAAAAAGGCTCCATAAGGAGCCTGAAATTTATTTTCTGAATTCTAACGAAGACTGACCAGAACGAATGTACAGTGCAATATTATCAAATGTAATCATTGTTGATTTGCAAAAAATACATTTTGCTCCGAAAGGATTTTTTTCAGTAACATCAAAGTTTGACGTTCGGTACTGAGATCCGTGGCAACACGGACATCTGAAGTGAATATTATTAGTAATAACAGTTACCTTATACAGCCACGACATTAACTGCCGTGGGGCCTTTAGGTCCCTGTTCAACACTAAATTCAACTTCCTGATTCTCATTCAACGTCTTGAAATCATTACTCTGGATAGCAGAGAAGTGAACAAACACATCTTTACTACCATCTTTTGGAGTGATAAAACCAAAACCTTTTTCAGGATTAAACCATTTAACTAAACCAGTCATTTTATTAGACATAAACATTACCTTTATTGAGTAAGCCCTTGGGCAGAATGGTCCGAAAAAAAATTATCAGAGAGAAAAGCTAACAAGGAAATCTCAACAGGAACAAGGAATAAAATTATTACAGCGACTGCTTCAGATAAATTCGTTACAAACCAGACATTCATTAACGCATGATTAACCAGACATAGCAAGGTTTAGTTTTGTAAGTAAATCTCAGTGGGTTTTGATCTTAAAAATTAATTTAAATAGCTTAAATCGAAAATTATGTCATGCTGCGTAAGACCTTTATCTATCACCCTAAGTTGTCAGGGATTTTGACTCAAGGAAGAGTCGTATTTCCTTCATAGTAAAAATTCACAAATTTATCCACGAAAACCGTCAACATCTTAATTTATAGAGCTATTATTTTTCCTCTACGGTTCATTGTTAGTATTTTTACGGACTCATAAATCCGCTCACATGTCATTCCTGCTCGGTAGTTTTCATCAGCGCGTTCAGCATGGTATCGAGCTTCTTCTGCCAGGCTTCCTGGCATGTCTACGAGCATTGTGGTGTCATGGCGGATGGAAAGTTATGTTGATTCGTTAGTTATCGAGCTGTAGAACGCTATGCTCTAGCGACTCGGAATAGGCAATCAGCCCGGTGTACTCAGGGATAACCTCGCCATCATCCGCTTCGAACTCAGGGATTGTTCCGGTAGTGATGGTATATTGTGGCTGGCCATCTTCTTTTGCGAAGGCAGCCAGGTCTTCAATCTGCTTAGCTGTAAGAACTACTGTAACGCTCATTCCTCAGTTGTTAAAAAGCCCCGCTATTGCGAGGCTTGATTGATTATGGCTAACGACTACATCGTAACGGTTATAAAAGAAGCTATTAGCCAACATGTGGTGTATGGTTGTTAACCGCCCACCAGGACAATCAACATGTCGATACTCAAAGATATCAAGATGCGTACTTTACGCCATGTGAAAAGTACTTGTCCTCATTGCTCCCGCCAGTCAAAGCACAGTCTGTCGAGAATAAAAAACAATATAACGTTAATTTGCCCCTTCTGTGGAAACATCTATCTTCCATCGGAAAGCAAACCAATAAAGTAACTGATTGACTACCAAATAAAACTCATACTCTCAGAATGTGGCAAAGCAGACATAACCTTTTATTGTTGTTCTCATTTAAGAGAATGTAACACCCAGAGTGGAGAGGTTTTTTTTCTTCTCCACAATACGGCGATCAAGTTCAGCCACTGCATGCGGGCGTATGGCATCAAGAAAGGCGTTATCCTGATAGGTAGACTGGATTGTCACACCAAGTCCGGCACCACTTTCCAGTATGCTTTTCTGAAGTTGTAGTTCTTTTATATCGTTATTGAGGTAATACGCTTCACTTAGGTTTTCTGCGTTCATCTTCTAACCCTGTTGTTGTTTGACTGCCTCACTGAGTCGTAAATGCGCTCACACGTCATTCCTGCCCGGTAGCTTTCGTCAGATCGCTCAGCATAATATCGAGCTTCTTCTGCAAGGCGTCCGAGCATGTCGGCGAGCACTGCGGCGTCGGCTCCGGCTGTTTTGCTTCTGACGGCAGTGGCAAGATCTGCGGTGTGCTTTGCGGCGTCCAGGCGAGTGGCAAGCTTTGTTGCTTCGGTACGCAGCTGGTTAACAGTGGCAGACAGGCCAGCAGCAGTGGCAGCGGATTTAGCGGCTTGTGCTTGTGCATCTTTTACAGCCTCATCACGGGCAATAATACGCCCTTGTTCAATCATGCGAGCGGCGGTCTGTGCGTTCGCTGTTTGCGATGATTCTACGCTGTCACGCTCGGCCCACTTCTTTTCCCAACCGCGGCTGCTCCATACACTACCCGCGAAGAATGCAACGGCCACCAGCAACAAAATAACAATGAACTGATAGCGCAGGCTCACTGGTCTATCCCCCAGCACGTCAACGCGCTTTCCTGGTCTCGCCGTTCAACCTGACCATAGCAACCGTTCTTCTGCCCTTTGGTCAGACGACAATCGCGACCACCGTCTTTTATCCACCAGCGGATCGCTTCACAGGCACCTTCACGGTCGCCAGCATTTATTCGCTTATAGAACGTAGATGGGAAACATTTTCCGGGACCGATGTTATATGGGCAGAAAGACGCGATCCCGGCTTTCTGTGGTTCGGTCAGTGGTACTTTGATATTTCGGTCAACCCACGCCAGTGCCTTATCACGCTCAATGGCGTTTACCTGATCGCATTTCTCAGCAGACAGCTTCATGCCCTGAACTACTGGCTTACCATCAACCATCGTGGCGCCACGGCAAATAGTCCAGATGCCGGAGCCATCCTTGTATGCGGTCAGACTGTTGCCTTCTTTCTCATCCAGAAACTGATCGAGAATCACGGGCGCGGAAGCCCCCGCAAGAATTAAACCAACGACCGCTGCACTCAGTTTATTCTTCAGCTTTGGTGGCATAGCCATTGCGCCGATCCTCCCGTTCTTTCCAGCGGAAATACCAGTTCACTGCACAGGTGATAACGGTGCATGCGATACCGACAATAATTGCCCAGTCGCTCAGGCTTAACCCTGCAATTCTGTCGGCCAACATCCAGGACACCTCTTTTGCTGTTTTAGCTGTTTCGGCATATGCCTTCGCTGATACACCGCAGCCGGCAAGCGTGGTTCCTGATCCATATGAAAGTCTGCTGTAAATGGTGCTCATTCTGGTCATAGCCTCACCTCCGATTTTTCGGATGGCGCTGTGTGTGATGAAAAGGTCAGGCTTCACGGGCTGGATTTATCAACAAAGCACGTAGCGGATGATTCCCGTGAGCCTGAAATAGAAAAGGCCACGCAAATGCGCAGCCTGTAACCAGAAATCAATATTGTCTTTACATCAATTTTTCTTAAGGTTAAATTCTTCTGACAAGTTGATGAAAGACAACTTGAATATTAGCTATTTGTTCTCTGTTATGCCCGCAACCCAATGCGGGCTTTTTTTCGCCCTGCTAAAAGTTCCACCGTTGTGAGCCTTTTTGCTATGCAATAATGGATGCGTGGTGCCGGGTGTCTCCCGGTGATCCTTTGGCTGACAACCCATGCCTCACGAACATTTCACAACGGGATATAGAAAAGGCCGTGCATTTGCATAGCCCTGAAAGATGTTTATGCTTTATTAATTCGCTGGAATATCTGGCATGGCGCGATCCATAGAAGAGCTAATTAACGCCTTAATAGCGTTGCATACCTGATAAAATCCACCCAGCTGAGATGAGACAGAAAAACGGGAGACGTCGTCTCCTGAGCCTACTTCAGCATAAAATGATGAGTTCTCATACCAGAGTGAGATGCTTACGCCCTGCCTGTAGCCACCTGTTAGCGGAGAATCATCAAGAGTGGTTGCAATCACGAAATTCAAGTGGTAACGGCTGTCCATATTGAGTTGGGGGATTAAGACAGGAAAGAACTTCCCCTCCTCCTCCCAAATACCAATGTCCACATAAGGCCATCTTGTTCCGTCAGAACCAGTCCACTCACGAGATGTAAGATCAAGAGAACCTGAATACTCTCGTAGTAGTTCGCTCGCCTTCTCCTGAAGTTTATCCTGTAACTTCCATTGCGCCTCGACCAGTTTAGTGCGTTTTTCTTTCAGATCCTTAAATGTTAATTCCATGCCACTCTCCAGACAACTTTTGAAAGGAATCTGCATAGTAACTCACCCTGAAAGCACATGGTTATATTTCACTTACACTGAGTGCGAAAAGCAAAAACCCCGCCGACTGGCAGGGTTCCGATGATTAGGCTGTGTGTCGAAGTGACGCTCATTACGCTGCTAAACTGTGCTGTTCTTCAATCAGCGGCTGGCGATGATTGCGATCAAATACACCCTTTAGCGCCTCTTTGCGCTGCTCAAAGTCCCAGCCCATGCCAATGAAAACTGTATTGGCCCGCTGCAACTCAGTTACGCAGTGGATCTGCTCCGGCGTCAGGTAGTCACGGATGTTCTCTTTTTTGTCGAGGTCGTGGTAAACACGAAATTTTGCCGCCGTCATACGCAATCCGCAGTACAGCCATCGCTACCGATAAAAGAACTGCGCCCATTGGCGTATCACCGCGCCACCAGCTATGAAGTAACTCAATTAACTCCGTCCAGGAGTGAGGGTCGTTATGCATTTTCATGGTCTCTCACCTCCGATTCTTCGGATGGCGCTGTGTGATGAAAGGAGGATCAGGCTTCTGGGCTCTTATGCAAAGGTAAAAGTAAGGGTGATTCCCAGAGCCTGAAATAGAAAAGGCCGCCAAATGGCAGCCCTAAATACGACAAAACCCCGCTGTAGCGAGGTTTTTAATGATGTTAAGTACGCGTCTAAGTAACCACTCTTAACACGTTACATTACTTTTTGCGGACCGCAATAATGTTTTTTATTATTAAAACAGGTATTTTATGGAAAAAAATCAAACCATAGCGAGCAAATAGTGACCAATACTACTTCTTTTCAGATCTTCTATGATGCAGAAGACACTGAATTGGCACAGCATAAAATTGATGCAAAAACACTTAGCATTTCCATAGGTTCTATGGCTGATTTAATTTCAGCCGCCGATAAACGGCTTAACGACGGTCAACAAACTGTGAAGTTGATGGTGACAAACCCGGCTGAGGCTGGCTCTCTCGGCGTATCCTATACGATGATGGAACTTGTCCCACATGCAATCAATGTTGCGAAAGTGATCGGATTGACAGGGTTAGCCGGCGCAGCAATTGGTGCACCTGCATTATCGTTAATTCGACAGTTGGGAAGTAAGAAAGTCATTTCCATCACGAAACGAGCAGGTACAAACCAATCCGTTCTTGAGCTCGAAGGTGAAGAGATTGTTTGTCATGATTCTGTAGCAAAGCTAGTGACTGATCCAGAAATTAGGAATGCTTTAGTGAACGTTGTGCGCGCACCTTTAGACGGGAAAGAAGGCGCAGTGTTCAAAGTTCTGAATGAAGACGGTATCGAAGTCGTCCGCCTGGAAGGTGAAGAAACTGAGGAAATAAAACCACTTCCCAGGGGCACTTTGCTGGAAAAAGAAGAATCAGTGGAAGAAGTAAACGTAAGATTCGTCCAAATAAACTTTGAAGGAACAAAAGGTTGGAGGATTGAGTACCTCGGAGAGGAACATGCAGTTTCGTTTGAGGATCAACTTTTTATACATCAAGTCCAAAATGGGATCGTTAGTTTCACCAAAGAAGATTTGTTTGTCGTTGACCTCAAAACAACAAAAACTTTCACTGCACGTAATGCTTCAACCAAGTATGCTATAACCAAAGTTAAGCGAAAACGCCCTGCTGAGGCTTGATTAACGTGGCATTAAACTTGCAGATAGCGCAACTGATCTTCTGGATAGGAGTGATTATGATCATTCCTACCTTTAGTCGTTTCTGCTATTCGGCATCTGCTTTGCTATGGCGTCGATTGTTTCCTACCAGGACCTTTGAGTTCCGGTATCACGATGAAGATACTGGTACAACTAAAACACTCATAGTTAAGGTGCCAAGAAAAAACGGCAAAATGCTTACCAGCCTTATTGATGAGGCTATTTCGGAGAATTCAAAACCAAAATGAGTTCTCAAAGTAAAGGTTTAAGTACTGGAAAAGCGACACTTTCCACTGGTGGTTGGGGAGCAATACTCAGCGTTTTAGTTGGTGCAGTTCTTACAGACCCCAACAGCGTGTGGAGGACGGTTGCTTATGCCCTTGTGCCTGGTGTTGCTGCTGTCCTTACCTACGTGATGAATTGGTTCATTTCTAGGCATGGGTTTGAATCACCAGAAGATGCAGCTAAACGAGCGAAGTGTAAACGAGATTTAGCTGAGATCGAAAAACAGCTAAGCTCAGAGCATTTAACCCCTGAAATTGAAGCCAGGCTGATGCAGGCAAAGGCCAAGACAATTGAAATACTCGTTTCTATTGGCAGCGACTCTATCCTTGAAGCCTCATCACGTTCGAGCCAACTACCAGATACTGCCGGGCCTCAAGGCTAACCGGCAGTCTTGATTTTAACAATCAATCATCCATGTCAAGTCGAATATCAAGCATAGCCAAACATCCGTCTATAAATCCTTCTGCCATCTGTATCTCGATGCGTATCAATTTCTCATCTTTTTTACGCGCTTTCGCAATCTTCCTCTTAGATATTCCGTATAGGTAGTGGGCAACAAGAAGTGAATGCTCATATGGTTTTCGGTTTTTCAATCGCGCCAGGCACCCTTCGATGATCAGCGCATCATCGTCAGTACAAGACGGTCGGGAGCTACCTATTTGCGGCAACAGCCCTTTAAATCCTGCAGCTATAGGAGAATAGTCCACGCCAGAACTATCACTGGCAGCCCACCCGCCCCATCTTTCGAGTAACATTTGAATATCACGCATCACTTTTCTCCATACACTTAAGCTTTCGCAATTACGCCGATCGCCAGCGCCCGATCCATAAAACGCAGTAGCAGCTCAAGCTGCGTACCATGCTTCTGCTCGAATGCTGGTACATCGGCGTGTAACTCGTCGTGGCACTCTCTGCACAGAGGGATCACGAAGAGGTCATGGGCTTTTGTTGCTGTACCACCCATACCGTGCCCTACGATATGGTGCGGATCATCTGCTGGCCGTCGGCAACACTCACAGGGTTGTGTTTTTACCCAGCGGGTGTAAGTCTCATTTATCCAGCGGCGACGTTTTGGCCTGAGCATAAAAGACTCTGGCGACTCAGGATCAACAGAGAGCGTGAGGATCTTCTTCGCCTTCTCCTGCACGAGTCTGGTTGCTGACGAGGAAGGCACTATGTCGCTTTCCCTCATGACAGAACGGAGCTTCTCATCCGGAAGGCGCAGCCCTTTGTGCGCAACGCTTTCCGGAATAACATCAGCCAGGTCGTTTCTGACCATCCACCAGCACAGTTCCGGTAGTGTCAGGATATGCGACTCGGGAAAACCAGAATCACGCCGAATGACTTCCAGAATCCAGGATACCAGGTTTCCTGCCGCTATATCTGCAAGCTGCTCGGTATGTTGCCCGGACAGGATGTGATCGCAATGCCAGCACAGGCGAATGCTTCCTGGCTCGTGCCGCATTGTTGTAAAGTTCTTGTCATGCCACGATGAATGGGGCCACTGGCATTCAAACCGTGAACTCAGCCACTGCTCAAGGGAAGAAAGCCCACCGGCACGCTGTATAACCCGTTCATTCCCGAAGACCTGCCGCATTACCGGATCATCAGCCAGCGGCTGAATGACTCCGGGAACAGCCCCGGTACTGAATGACGCCATTTCTTCTGGTTCAGGCTCGAGCAGAACGCGACCTCGCATGAAGAGATGCATCAGTTCCGCGCCGGGACGAAACAACACAATCCCCATACGGGAGGCTATTTCAGGTGTGAGTAATGCCCTCAATTGTCGCCACCAGCCAGTTCTTTATCGTGGGTGAAGCTCCCGTTCCAGGTCACCTTCATCGGAAGCTTCCCTTTCAGATAGTTTTTGTAGATCCAGGTGGCCCCTTCCCGAAGCAGAACCGGCTGATAGGTGGTAAAGCTGACTGCTGAATTTGGAGAGACTTTGCTGCTTTTCTCGGTGAGGTATTTATCACGCGCGTATGACCGGACACGCCATTGTGCGCTGCGTCCTTCCGGATTGTCGTCATATAACCAGTTCATCGAAACAAGCCAGGCGCTAATTTTTGAGGTATTAACGCCATTCAGACGTTTACAGAACTGTACTGGGGAAAGCCCATCAGTGAAGAGGCTCTCGAGATGCTCGATATATTCGGCTTGCTGGTGGGTAAGCGCCTCAGCTTGCTGTTTTGCCTCCATGGCATCCGCCCACGCACGCGCCAGGGTTATTGGATCAGACATATTCGGCAGCATGACACCGTGGACCTCACGAAGATTGAAGTAATGATCTTCAAGCTGTTCAAAGAAGTCCCAGGCTAATTCGGTTTCAAGCATTTTTGCGTGGCGGGAGGCGCCGCGCTCAGTCCAAAGATAAAGGCTGCGAGCCTTTGATGATATTTGCACACTGCTGAAAGAGTTGCGCAAATTTTCGACTTCATCACCCTCAATTCGAAAGTAATGCTTACCCTCAACAAAACGCATTTTATTGCGGTTAAAGTTATTCGTGATGTTTTGCGCTGTTGTACCGTAGCCGCTTGCTAAAGATTCCGTAGTCACTACGCGCTGATTGCGATAAGTGATCACCGGCACCGATGAGTGATTAACGGAAATTACTGATGAAGTGCTATTTTTGGGCGTAGCGGTGCCCATAACATGATGATTGCTCATATTATCTCCATACTCTGATTGTTGCGAAGGGCCTGCACGCCCGTTTCGCTTGCACTTTCCGACATTACTGCCATATCGACCAATATTCAACCCACAGCTGGACATATAACCACCTCTTTTTTATATGCCGTTATGGTTATCTCAACTTTTCCCTTCGGTACTATTGGCCCCCATTCCACCAGCATGCGCTTAATCTGGCTGTCGTCTTCCCAGACACCCGCATGCGTCAGCGCGTCAAACAGAGCCTTGTTGTAATTATCGATATCCCGGCGGCGCGCATCCGGCGGGTACAGAGTGATTTCTACCGCTGCCAGTTCAGTCGATGGCTTCGGGAGACGTCGTAATTGCTCAATGATCGCCACGCAGGCAGCGCTCTGGTATTTACGGCCATCAACACTAATGAGGTGACGACCGGCCAGCGGCCCCTTGTTAGGGGCGCGCCAGTAAGTGTTCACGCTCGGAGGGAACGGGAGCACAAGTTTCATGCCACCTCCTGTTGTTGCATTGCACACAGTTCCGGAAGATTTGCCTCCACCAGCGCCCTGGCGAATGGTGGTGGTACCGCATTACCGCAGCGGGCTACCTGCTTATCTTTTGCATAGCGATTTCCACGGTAGTCCTGATCAATAACGTATCCATCCGGGAAGCCCTGCGCTTTGTAGAGTTCATGCGGCTGCAACATGCGCATTCCAATATCAACGATCTGGTATTTAACCCCATCGATCGTTACCAGCCATTCATCGTCACTTTCCCCGCAATACGTCTCGAGAAATGTGCGCACCTCACCCACGTGTTGGCCACCAGCGGTGATTGTTGGCATAGGCACATCAAGGCGTTGCCCGTCACGGCATGTTCCACGCAGTTTCACCAGATGAGAGGCAACTACTGCATGATGGTCGACAGTGGTCACTGAGTGCGCGGGTTCATCCATACTGACACCCGGCCCCGTATAGTTACCGCCGTAGTGTTTCGCCAGGAACGCGCCCACCAATTGCGATTTACCGCCACCGCCAGCGGTGATAGTTGCGCTCGGTTCATCGGCCCGGTGACCGACACTCGCACCAAACTGTCGACCAACAAACGGCGCAATGGCTGCCTCAACGATACCCAGAGCATGCCCATTCCCGCCCGGGCGTTTTGATGTGCCAGCTGTTACCGTCGGGACAGGTTCGGTAACGGGCTGCCCGGTTGCACCGGTACGGAACTTTGTCAGGTGTGGAACGGCTAACGCGTAGCCGTGGGTTTTCGTAATGGTCTGCAGAGGCTCTCTCAGCGCCTGCCCACGGAAACAGTCGTATTTCCCTTTGGTCGTCGTGTGGTTGCACTTAACGATGAACGGCGACGCGCTCTCGATAACAAAGCGCTGTATGCCGCGCGCGATCCGCTTAAGTGTGTTCTCCGCCAGCGGTTTTTTGCGGTCGAAGATGGACAGGGCCGGAACATTCCAGTCGATACATTCCGCCGCGGTACGCCATGGCATCAGCCTGCCGCTCTGCACCTCCAGAGACTTAGGATCCCCATGGGTAACAGCAGGCCACTGGATTGGGCAGCCATCACAGCGCATAACCATGAAGAAGCGTTTGCGGATCGTCGGCGCGCCGTAATCACACGCGCGAAGTTCGCGATAATCAACATCATATCCAAGCCCTTCCACCAGCTGTTTGGCCTGCGTGCTGCCAGGATCAATAGCAAGGAATTCACAGACCTCTGCCAGTGCCGGGTGATCGGCAGGAATGCCTGTGGAAAGCATGCCGACAAAAGCATTGAATGTTTCGCCAGTGCGGGCAGGGTCTGGACGCATTTCATCGGCCAGCTGCGGTCCCCACGTTTTAAACTCTTCCACATTCTCCAGCATCATCACGCGCGGTCGCTTCGCCAGTGCCCAACGCAGAACAATCCATGCCAGACCGCGTATCTCTTTTTTGACAGGCTTTGCACCTTTGGCCTTTGAGAAGTGTCGGCAGTCCGGGCTAAACCATGCCAGGCCAACAGGATTACCGCCGGTGGCGGCTACCGGATCCACGTCAAATACGGATTCACAGTAATGCAGTGTGTCAGGGTGGTTCGTCTTGTGCATCGCAATGGCGTTTTCGTCGTGGTTGATAGCAATATCCACGCTGCGTCCGATCGCCAGTTCAATACCCGTTGATGCACCACCGCCACCAGCAAAGTTATCAACGATAATCTCACGCATGGGTTGCCCCCTGCATGCTGCCAACAAGACCACGCGCAATTGTGATAATTTCGCTGGTGGCCGTTCGTTCCAGCCAGAGTTGATTGATGTTGGCTTTCAGTTTGTTCTGCTGGGCCTCGCTCAATACATCAACGCCTTCCACCTGGTTAAACACCAGACCAACCTCGAGAGGCCAGATTCGTGACTCAGTTTCCGGTGTTGCTGCTGGTTCCCTGGCTGCCTGCATTGCAATTGTTTGCTCTTTACCAACGGCGAATTGAGCCAAAGCCATAAATGCCCGCCCTTTTTCCTCCAGTTCTGTGCGGTTGATATAGCTGAACCGCTCACCCCGCCACGACTTATCGAATACAGCTATGGCACCGGCAAAAAACGCGCTGGTGGGTTTCTGTTTTTCGTCAGCAGGTACAAACCACACAGGCAGATCGAACCCAATACGACCACGAATAAACATGATGTGATCGGCATCTTCCGGCCACCATGTTTCACTTGTGGCAGACTTCACCAGGTAAATATAGCGACCACCTCTTTCACGCATGTCCATGGTGTGATTCATGATGTGTGTCATACCCGTGATCGCCTGCTTGTCGTGATACTGCGAGCGGCTATATGGAGGGTTGGCAAACGCCGCGCCACCCAGTTCTGCCAGACGTTCAGACCAGTCCTGCGTCAGCGCGTTATCTTCGGCGGTGTACCATGCCGGGCATTTCGCGTTGTCGGCGTCAGCAAACAAGTCCAGAACTAATGGACCAAATAGCGCGTTGATCCCCCAAAAAAGCAGATCCGGTGTTCGCCACTGATCGCCAACTTCTTTCAATTCGTGGGCTGGTTGGCTACGTAGTGCCGCCAGCGACTGGCAATATTTGTTTAACGTCATCCCCTGAACCCCTCTGGAATCGTTGTATCAACCGGACCAAAAGCCATCACATCGCGCTTTTTCGCCCCCCAGTCAGCGCGTTTAGGCCGTCCCTTCTGCTCCCAGCGGGTAGCGCTTTGCAGATAGCTCTCGAATTTCTTCGGGCCGAACAGCGTTTCCGGGCGCATGTACTGGTACTGCTCGTCGTTCTCGTGCCAGTGCTCATGCTTCAGGTCGATAACCAGTTGCAGGTCTGCAACGCTGTATCCCTCACGCAGTCGGGCACGGATGTTCTCCAGGGATGTTTTTGATTTCTGATACCTGGATCCGCTGATCTGGTTCAAATGGGTCAGAACCAAAATTGCCTGATCAGTAATCACGACTTCAGGGTCTGGTTGCGCCGCAACCGGACAAGAGGGTTTTGAAGTTACTTGTGGATCTTGTTTTGATTTTACTGACGGATCCCCGCCAGATTCTGACGGGTCAAAACCGCCGTTTTTGACGGATTTCGACGGGTCAGTTTTTGAGGCGTCAAATTTTGATGCGTCAGATTTTGACGTGTCAGAATCTGACAGTTGAGAAAATGCGGCAGCCTGAAGTTTCTCCACATTCAGGCGGTACACGTTCGACGCATTACGGTTACCATTACGGCGCTGTGTACGCGTGAGCCAGCCATCTTTTTCAAGCTTTGCGATTGCCGTTCTGATAGTGCTCGGCCCTGCGCCAAGCTGGCGAGCAATAGTTTCAATGGACGGCCAGCACACTCCCTCATCGCTGCTGAAATCAGCGAGGCGAGCCATGATCGCGACACTAGACAACTTCATGCCCGACGCCGCGCAACCATCCCATACGTAGCCGGTTAATTTAGTGCTCATGATCGTCCGTTATCTCCCTGAACTTCTGCCTGAATTGCTCAAGTGGGCTGAAACATTCGTGCGGGTAGCCATCACGCAGATAGATAACGCGCTGTGTTTCTGGCTCCCAGCGGATAACACGGACTGGCACTCCGCGGTTGTCTTTGAACCTTCGGTTAAGTTCGCGCACAGGCGTTTTGCCCTCCGGTTGTAGACCCCCACAATTGAAACCGCCCTACTGTGGTTACACGGAACCCAGCGGTTTGATAATCTGCGTTCATACCGAAACAACGGAGTACCCGAAACCGGGATCATCCTGAGTTGCGGTAGACGGTCAAAAGCCGTTAAACTGCTCATGCGGATTATTTCTCCATACTCGAAGAGTTGTTCGCCAAGGCGCCCGGAGCTGCACACTCGCGGGCGTCACTCTTTTCAGCGACACAAAAAACTCGATAAAGAAGCGTTACGTGCTCCTGGAACTTCGCGATAACCTGATAGCTGTTTTCCTCAATCTGAGCACGCTCATCTGCGTCAATTACCCCATCAGCCGTGGCTTTACGTACAAAATTCGAATGACGGCCTATCCATTCGATGGACTCCATCAGGCGCTGATTTATATCGGCGTTATCCAGATCATCAACATCTGCCAGTGGTACAAATACGCCCTGAGAATGGCGCGCAACGGCATCAGCGATATGAGTTGAACCACCAGCACGTTGTAAAACCATTGCCCAGCCCAGTGGGAAGATCTGGTCGCCGTCAACACGAAGGCGGTTAAACAATGCGTTCTCTGTCACGCCCAACCATTCCGCCGCCTCGGCATAACCACCAGGTAGATCGGTGATCGTTTTTTTTATCGCCGCCACCAGCCAGGCTGGCTGACGTTCGACTTTCCAAATAGGTTCGTTACCCACGGCTTACTCCTTTTTTCTGTGGTTACTGGTTAGCAGATACGCCTGTAACCTTGTGATATAGGGATGCGTCATACTTAAGTTTCCCATTAGTAATTCTCTCTATTACGAAGGCTTGCTTCTCAGGGATGACCTTTCCCCAACGACATACGGCAGGGTGTGAGATATTCAAAGCAACAGCGGTTTTAGAGATACCGCCAAAATGCTTTACGACTTCGGACTTATACATAGTTCCTCCGGTGTGATGAATGAACCAAAGGTAACAAAAGGTACATTAAATAGCAAACAACAGTTACAAGCAAAGGGTGTAACATTGGTTACATGAAAACAGAGATGAAAGACCGCATCAGATCCAGACGAATCCAGCTGGATATAACCCAATTAGCACTGGCTAAAAAGCTTGGTGTAAGCCGTGTATCGGTTACAAAATGGGAAAACGGCACGACAAAGCCTGATGGTGAGAACCTTCACCAGTTGGCTCAGGCTCTATCAACAACACCAGAGTGGATACTCTATGGAAGCGGTGATGAGGCCATTGACGACACGCGCGTCGTGCCTTTTTTGAAACCCCCTGTAGCTGTACCGATCATATCGGCAGTTCAAGCCGGTTTATGGACGGATAGCTATGCCTGCTCAAGACTTACAGACGTGATTTCCTGGACTCAAACAACTGCAAATGTATCGGATGAAGCGTTTGGGTTAGTAGTCCGCGGTGAGTCGATGACTAACCCGCAAGGACTTCCATCTATACCTGAAGGTTCTATTGTTATAGTCGAGCCCCATTATGGGCAGCTTGATGATCTATATGGGAAAATAGTCGTTGCTATATTGGATGGGACATCAGAAGCAACGGTTAAAAAATTAGTTTGGGATAGCCCCTACTCATACCTAATGCCACTGAATCCGTTATTTAAGCCAATCCAAATTGATGGTAACTGTCGCATTGTCGGAAAAGTTGTACAAATCACTCAAAACATTTAATCCCTTCAAAATTAAGAGCCGAGCATAGCCTCGGCTTTTTTACATTCCCCAAGGTAACATAAAGTACATTACTCGCTTGACCCAAAAGGTAACTAAAGGTACATTTAAATCATCAAACGTAATCATTGGTACGTTTGGTGAAGATAACAAATGCCTTGTATCACTATTCTGGCGGCCCAGTGTTTTCCCTTTTGTCTGGTTACCGCCAGCCTTTTTCAGGGAATATCAGCCGGTCATGGTAAGCATCTCGCAGGGTTCTTACCGGGACTGGAAGAGTTACCACTTGGAGACGGTCCTTATAAATGTCCTGGACAGTGGCGGTACCAGCACCGACAACAGCGGCAGACGTTCAACTGTGAAAACGGAGAGATGCCAGCTCCCTCGACGGCAGTGACGGCGTGAAGTAGAACGCTGACGGCAGGGAAAGACCAGCACAGGCCAGACGATATCTGAGCGCATTTAAAAACAGATGGGAGTCGGTGGAAGCCCGACACACAACAGAAAAGGGCATCACCGGGCGACGGGCTCATAACCCAATCCACCCGGGCAAAAAGAAAGCGGTCTCTGCAAGCCGCCGACCAATGCAGGTGCCCTTCTCTGTTGTGTATGGAGAAAGTTCGGCGGTGGCAGCCGCCTTAACGAGGGTAAAACCATGAGTAATGACCGCATGACCGTAGTGCCAGATTTTCTTGGCGAACTGGATGCCGGCGTCTTCATGAACAAAATCGCGGCAGCACTTAATACCACCGCGCTTGGCGTTCTGAACAACGGCAACAAAGGCAAAGTAGTCCTCACCTTTGATTTTGAGCGCATGGGTAATTCCGTCGAAGAGAAGCGCGTCAAGATCAAGCACAAGCTGAACTACAGCACCCCGACACCGCGTGGGAAAGCCTCCGAAGAGGACACAACCGAAACCCCTATGTGGGTCAACAAAGGCGGGAAGCTCACCATCCTGCAGGAAGATCAGGGGCAACTATTCGGGATCACCGGCGCGGTGGATGGAAAGCTTAAAGCGGCTCAGTGATCCGCAGCAACAAACTCACTGATACCACTTCGAACATCAGCAATTAAGGAATTTTTATGTCTCAGTTAGACAGCGGCACATTCAAGCAGGTCAAAGACCTGGTTCTTTCCGGTTATCACCTGAATGATATTCAGGACCTGGCTTGCCCGACCGCATTACTGCCAGAGGGTACTACCGTTGAAAGCCTCGAGCGCTTTTCTCTGGAGCGTTTCCGCTTTCGTGGCGCAATGACCACAACCAGTATTGACGACTTCGCACGTTATTCTAAAGGTTACGCCAGCGACAGCGAGCCAGCTCGTTGCTTCATTGATGCTGACAACATGACCGCCCGTTCAGTGTTCAACATCGGAACCCGGGATAATCCCGGTCACGCCGATAACGTTGCTTCAATCACCCTGAAGAAAACCGCCCCGTTCCGAGCGTTACTGCAGATCGATGGTCAACGCCTGAAGCAAAAGCAAATCGCTGAATGGCTGGAAGACTGGAGCGATTACCTGCTGGCGTTTGATGCTGATGGCAATACGATGCAGATTTCCCAGGCGGCTCAGGCTGTGCGTCGTATCACTATTCAGCAAGCAACACAGCAGGACCATGAAACTGGTGATTTCGCTGGTAAAAAATCTCTGATGCAAAGCGTTGAAGCAAGCAGCAAAGACGTAATGCCTGTGGCGTTCGAGTTCAAATGTGTGCCGTATGAAGGTCTGGGCGAACGCCGCTTTAGCTTGCGTAACAGCCTGCTGACCAGCGATGAACCCTGCTTTGTTCTGCGTATCGTCCAGTTGGAAGCCCAGGAAGAAGCGATCGCCAACGAATTCCGCGATTTGCTGATCAGCAAGTTAGACAGTGGATCAGTGGAAACTTTCATCGGTAACTTTAAAGCGTAATTGCTCTGCATTAAATCCCCGGCGCCGCGGGGATTTATTGAAGCGTAATTCCATTAATTATCGCCACCCGGCGAGGGATTCGTGCAACCAAAATCTGCGCGGTGCAGCGCGCCAATATGGAGAAAACCATGAGCTATATTCAGACTTTATCCGGCAAACATTTTAATTACCTCGATATCCAACAGGACGATATCGTGATCGAAGATATCGCCACCGCGTTGTCTCATATCTGCCGCTTTGCAGGGCATCTTCCTGAGTTTTACAGCGTCGGCCAGCATAGCGTTTTAACCAGTCACCTCGTTCCGCAGGAGTTTGCATTAGAAGCACTGCTTCATGATGCCGCCGAAGCCTACCTGCAGGATATCCCCTCGCCTCTTAAACGCCTGCTACCGGATTACCAGTTGATAGAAGCTCGCGTAGACGCAGCTATTCGCCAGAAATTTGGCCTACCGACGGAACAACACCCAACTGTGAAATATGCCGATCTGGTGATGCTCGCCAGCGAACGCCGCGATTTTGAGGTTGACGAAGGTTCCGTGTGGCCATGCCTCGAGGGAGTTGTCCCAACGGATTTATTCATTATCAATCCAGTTCGTCCTGGCCAGTCATACGGCATGTTCATGAACCGCTTTAACGAACTGGTGGAGCTGCGCCAATGCGCCGCATGAAGGTAAAAGAACTCGTAGCGGAGGCGTTTGCCTCCGTTGCTGAATTGCCACCAAAACATGCGCCGCTTATGCGCGAAGTCGCCACCAGACTGGACGCTACGTTCGCAGCATTAAAAGAGTCTCTGGTGCAACTGGAACAGGAACGTAAAGGTAAAACGCCATGACCGTATTTGAATATCTCCAGGCTCATCCGAATACCACCAGCGGTGAAATCGCCAAAGGTATGAACAAAAGACACCCGCGGTCGCTGGCGCATTATCGCAACTCTATGGCACCGGCCGGATCGTGAAGTCTGGTGTTCGCAAGGGAATTCCTACTTACCGTGTTAACGATATGCCGTTTGGGTGCAGTAACAGCTTAACCATGATGTTTAACCAGCTATTAAACACAGCCAGAAAGGGATCTGCACAATGAGTAAATCTCTGAACGCACGTTGCATCCGTCGCTGGACCGTCGAATTTAAAGGCCGCTGCGACTCGAAACACAGTCCGTATTGGCGTAAGCACCACCTTCGCAGTTACATCCGGGAATGTGCCCTGACTACCGCTGATTGCATGGTAGAGCGTATGGCAGAGGATAATGCGATGGTAGATTTTCAGGAGACTAATCGAGGGTGGTCGCCGGAGTTCTCTGCCTGGTACCACGAACGCCGTGAACAGTATCTCAAAGAAGCTCGTGACTATCTGAACGAAGACGCCACCAATGACGAGATCGACGAGGAAATCCAGAACGAGCTGGAGGCCTGGAATGACTAACAGCCCAATGACAGCACTCAACAAACAGGCACCGCGCATGCGCAACTATCTCGATACGGCACTTAAATCCGGGGTTAAGCTTTTGCACCTTTCGACTGATGAGTTTGAAGGCCTGCTGGATGAGCTGGAAGCCGCAGAGAAGCGCATAGCAGAACTGGAGGCGCTGACGGTCAACCTACCAAAGCGCAGCGTCGGTGAAGTCATGCACATGAGCGGATTTAGCCGTGATTATGCTGAGGGTTGGTGTTCTGGTAATGACAATGCGATCCACGAAATACGCGCCGCTGGCATCAGCGTAAAGGAGAGGTGATGGGAAAGGTAACTTTTGTTGTCGATTTCAAGGATGGCGCAGAGCCTGTTGTATCAGCGGCAACCGAGATTCTCGGTGGGCGTCTTTCGGCTGTTCTGTGGGCCGACTACCGCGATGATTTCTTCTGTCCAGAACAACGCGATGTAGTTATTGAGGCCTTGAATGAATTGGCTTGTGATGAGGTCGAGGAAGACTGCCATTCAGAAATCATCAAAAAAATGGAACTCATGACACTATGACCACTATTACCAGATTCACCAAAGAGCAGTTACTCAAGCGGCTGGAAGAGCAGATGTCGTCAGCACGCTATGCACTGGGCTTTGTGCAGGATAGTGAAATCCTGCGAGATATTGAAATGGATTTGCGTCTTGCTGAAATCGCAAGGGCCTCGCTTACCGCCGAACCGATTGGCGCATTCCACATTTCAGATCAGCAGGTGGAAGGAACCTCGGATTATATCAAGGATGGTGAGTGGCCCATCGATAACGGCGTCATTGAGGTCTACACCGCACCGCCAGCGCCGGAACCGATGAAAGACCATCAAATCCGCGAACTGGTAAACGACCTGCGCGATATTACCGTGGAGTATCACGGAACACAGCAATTGCGAGAACGCATAGCTCGAACCGTCCGCTCCGCCATGCTTCAGGCTGGCAACTCTCCGGTAACTCCAGATGGTTTGGCTTTGGTGCCTAAGAGGCTAACCGCCGAGAACGGCGCAAAGGGTGTGCTGTCCGGTGAGTTTTCAGAAACGAAATTTATAAACTGCCCAGAGTGTTTTGGTGATGATGATTGCGAAACCTGCGACGGAAGCGGAAGAATTGAAATCACCGTTCCTGTCACATGGACGACCATCAAAGCTATTTGGGCTAAAGGTGTCGAACATTTCGCAGCAGCACCGCAGCAGGAGAATGTATAACGTGAACAATTTAATGATCGACCTCGAATCCATGGGCAAAAAACCGAATGCCCCTATTGTCTCCATTGGTGCCGTATTCTTCGATCCGCAAAGCGGTGATCTTGGTCAGGAGTTTTACACCGCCGTTAATCTTGAAAGCGCTATGGAGCAGGGAGCGGTGCCGGATGGTGACACTATTTTGTGGTGGTTAAGACAAAGCTCAGAAGCACGATCAGCAATCTGTGTTGATGATGCGATGCCGATATCGTCTGCCCTATCTGAACTGAGCCATTTCATTAATCGGCATTCTGATAACCCAAAATATTTAAAGGTTTGGGGCAATGGAGCTACTTTCGACAACGTTATATTGCGCGGCGCATATGAGCGTGCCGGCCAGGTTTGCCCGTGGCAATTTTGGAATGATCACGACGTCAGAACCATCGTCACATTAGGCAGAGCTGTAGGTTTCGATCCTAAGCGTGATATGCCATTTGATGGGGTTGCACATAACGCACTGGCTGATGCCCGCCACCAGGCGAAATATGTTTCAGCGATTTGGCAGAAACTAATCCCAACCACCAGCAACAGCTAAAGTTTTCCCCGGGTGCAGCCGGGATAATGGAGAAATAACTATGAGCAATATTTTCCAGTTAGCTCCCAACGATTGGGTTTGTGAAAGCGTTTTGATCGCGGTTACCGGGCTCAAACCCGGAACCATCCTCCGTGCCAGAAAAGAATGCTGGATGATTGGGAGGGAGTATATCCACGTATCGCCTGACGGAAATCCTAAACCTTCCAGTGAGTGCATGTATAACAGAAAGGCTGTAGATGCCTGGGTCGCTTCAATGAAAAGCAAGCAGCCAGGATGATTTGATGCCATGAAAAAGGTAAGCTCGTATCGCTCTTGGGCGTCTGGAGGTAACACCAATGGATAAAGTCACATATCCAACAGGCGTCGAAAACCACGGTGGCACACTACGCATCTGGTTTAATTTTAAAGGTAAGCGTGTCAGGGAAAGTCTCAGTGTCCCTGACACCGCTAAGAACAGGAAGATAGCCGGGGAACTGCGGACATCAGTATGTTTTGCCATCCGCACAGGAACCTTTGATTATGCAACACAGTTTCCTGACTCCCCTAACCTCAAGGCTTTTGGTGTAAGTAAAAAAGAAATTACAGTGAAAGAACTTGAAGAGAAATGGCTGGATCTGAAACGGATGGAAATCTGTGCGAACGCATTCAATCGCTATGAATCTGTCGCGCGGAATGTAGTTCCAAGGATCGGAGGTAACCGCCTGGTGTCAACGGTAACCAAAGAGGAATTGCTGTACATCAGGAAGGAGTTGCTGACCGGTTATCAAAATCCGGGGAATGGCAAAAAACCAGCAAAGGGGCGGAGCGTTGTTACTGTAAATTATTACATGACGACAATAGCTGGAATGTTTCAGTTTGCTGCGGATCACGGTTACTTAGAGGTGAACCCATTCGAAGGAATTAAGCCTCTGAAAAAAGCCAGGGCAGAGCCAGATCCGCTAACTCGAGACGAATTTATTCGCCTGATAGATGCATGCCGGCATCAGCAGACGAAAAACCTGTGGTCATTAGCAGTCTACACAGGAATGCGTCACGGGGAACTGGTCTCCCTGGCCTGGGAAGATATCGACCTGAAGGCTGGAACAATTACCGTCAGACGTAATTATACGAAACTTGGTGAGTTCACTCTACCGAAAACCGAGGCAAGCACAGATCGAGTGGTGCATCTTATCCAGCCCGCAATCAGTATCCTGAAAAATCAGGCTGAAATGACAAGGCTGGGCAGGCCATATCACATTGAAGTGCAGTTACGTGAGTACGGCCGTTCGGTGAACCATGAGTGTACATTCGTCTTTAACCCGCATATGGTCAGACGCAGTAAGCAGGTCGGATTTATCTACCGGGTCGATTCTGTAGGCGACTCATGGGAAGCGGCATTAAAGCGTGCAGGGATCAGACACAGAAAGGCGTACCAGTCACGGCACACCTATGCGTGCTGGTCATTATCTGCTGGTGCAAACCCAAGTTTTATTGCCAGTCAGATGGGGCATGCGAGCGCGCAGATGGTGTTCAATGTTTACGGTGCATGGATGGCTGACAGCAGCGCAGAGCAGATCGCAATGCTGAATCAGAAGCTGGCAGATTTTGCCCCATTGATGCCCCAAAGGCCACAAGGCAGCATGAGAGGATTATTAAAATCAGTAAGTTAA